ATCATGGTCGTCGCCTCAGTTGGAGCCAACGCCGAAGCGCAGCGTCGGTTTCACGTTCAGGCGGATCTGTTTGGAGATTGTCTCGACGTCCTTGGCGCGATCGCCGAGGAGCTCGCGCACCTTCTTGCTGTCGATGCGCGTGGTCGAGCTCTCAGACTTGGACACGGTCCACGTCGAGCCTTCTGCGGGGACATCCTTGATGAAGGTGATCAGGTCGTCGCGGAGAAGCTCTTTGCGCTCCTCCAGAAGCTTAATCTTGGCGACGATCTCGCCGTATTCGTCGGCGACTGAGTTGATGTAGTTGTGGCCTTCTTTGGTCATCGCATATCTCCTTAGCTGATGCATAGAAGATATGCGATGACGCATACTCAGTCAAGTGGGGCGCATATTTATTTATGCGGCTTCGTATTTTCCAACAATTCTATGCGCTTGGCCCCACTCATCCCTCTGCAGGACGGTCGTCTTCGGCCCGTTCTTGGGCGGATTGTATGTCTCGACAGTCCATGTCTCGTCATCCCAAGCCACCAACAGCCTGATTACGGCTCGTGTCTCCCCATCAGCGTCTTGCCTGATGAAGATATGGTCGCGGTTCCTGATCTGCGGAAGCTTGGCATTGGAGATGGCGTATTCCCCCGGACGATACGCCGGAGCCATGGTCTCGCCAGACACCATAACAACAAAGCAGTTTTCAGAATCGCCAATAAACCACGGCGCGGGGGCAAACCGCGGTTTCTGCATATCTATGAACATTTCCCCAGCTCTCCTTTCTTGAGAGTCATATATTTTTAGGTCGCCCTTATCAGGGCGGAACAATGATTGGTCTGGTTTGACTAGGAACATTCTGTCGTCGCCTTCGCGAATCAGGCTCGACAGCCGTTCTTGCTGGACGGGGTCTGGTGTCGTCCCCTTGAGCCACCTTGAGACGGTCGGCTGAGACACGTTGCATATCTCGGCCAGGTCGATCTGAGACCACCCGCGCTCGTTCATTAACTCCTTTATTTTATCGATGGTTATCATGCTTTTTCTCCGGATTTTTATATTTATGCGCATAGCCATACGCCGAAATTATTCACAGGGCAATCAGTAGAACTACTTACTCGCTTGACAGTATGAATATTCACGCATATACATCGCCGCATGAACACGCATTTAACCCCTATGCGGGACATCCGCACGCTGCTCGGAATGACGCAGGATCAATTCGCGGCGGCCACCAAGATCAATCAGTCGACCATCTCCCGGTGGGAGTCGCGCGGCTCGACGCCGTCGGCTGACGCGCTGGCGAGAATCCGACGGGCCGCAGTGCGTCGTTATCCGGAATGGAGCGACTCCCTCTTTTTTAGCCCTTCTGCAGTCCGCGCGGCCATCGCGTCGCGCAAGACGCAAAAAGAGATCCCTCCGCGCTGATCATGCCGCGGATGGATAAAGGCCGGCAGTCTTCTCCGCCGGACTTTCCTCCCAACCTTGCCGGCCCTTCGGGGTCGGCCTTTTGGGAAAGTTTTTGAGCTTCGCCGCAATGACGCGGTGAAGGACACGGGACCGGAAACCCCGTGAAATACGCAGAAGTCGCGTAACAGCTTTTGCGCTTGCGGGGGGCGATTGGTCCAGAGTTGCCCCCCGTTCCTTTTTAGAAAGTTTCAACATGTCTTCTGCGAAGAATACATGCGTCGCGGGTATTGATCCCGGCGCAACGGGAGCGGTGTCTTTTCTGTTCACCGCGGCGCCGCAAATCGTGACGGCGTTCGACATGCCGGTAGCCGATGGCCGCGTCTGCGCGCCGACGCTCGCCGCGTTGTTTCGCCAATTCGCGCCCGATCTCGTCGTCATCGAAAACGTCCACGCCGTGCGCGGCAATGGCGTTTCTTCTACTTGGAATTTCGCCGTCAATCACGGCGTGGCGATCGGCGTCGTCGGCGCCCTGCAGCTTCCCGTCCGTTATGTCGCGCCCACGAAGTGGAAGAAACACTTCGGTCTCGGCGCCGACAAAGAATTGAGCCGCGCGCGCGCTCTTGAGACGTGGCCCGCATGTGCGGACGCCTTCTCCCGCAAGAAAGATCACGGCCGCGCAGAATCCGCGCTGATCGCGCTCTACGGGCGCATCCACTTCGTTCAGGAGATCGCCGCCGATGACGCCGCGAGTTGAGCCCTCACGCTGGGGCGGCACGAAGTCGAGCAAGAACCGTGGCGGCGATCTCTACATCGCGAACTTCATCTTCCTCGTCGAGCTGCTGACGCATCACAGGGATCGGGCGCCGAAGGACATCCACGAGAGCATCAAAAAATTGGAAGTGAAAGTGAAAGGGCAAGTTGATGGCGATTAGTCTGGCAAGTCTACAGAAGGTGCGAGCGACATCAGCTCCTCGCATCGTGATCTACGGCGCCGAGGGCGACGGGAAGACGTCCGCAGCGGCGAGCTTTCCGAACCCGGTCTTCATCCAGACCGAAGTCGGAACCCCCAGCGATCTGGAGCTGACGTCGTTCGGCAAGATCGAGAAGTTCTCCGACGTGATGGACGCGATCTCCGCGCTCTACGGCGAGGAGCACGACTTCCAGACGCTGGTGATCGATTCCGTCTCCGCCCTGCAGCCGTTGATCTTCGCAGAGACATGCGAGCGCGGCGACGAGAAGGGCGTGAAGAAGTCGTCGATCGAGGATTTCCCCTACGGCAAGGGCTACGTCTTCGCCCAGCGCGTTCTGGCGGAGTTCATGCAGGCGATTAACGCGCTGCGCGAACATCGCAACATGACGATCATCCTGATCGCCCACGCGCGCATCACCAAGTTCGATGACCCGGAGACGCAGTCTTACGACCGCTACGAGCTCGACATGCACGCCAAGCTGGCGCCGATCCTGTCGCGCGACATGGACGCGATCCTCCTCATCAAGAAGTCAGCGGTCATCAAGACCGAAGACGCCGGCTTCAACAAGTCCCGCGCGATCGCCGATGGCGGCGGAATGTTGTGGACGCACACCGAGTCGCGCCCGGCATACGTCGCGAAGAACCGCTTCGGGATGCCGAGCAAAATCCGCTTCGAAAAAGGCAAGTTCTACACCACCGTCGAAGAATTTTTTCCGAAGAAAGAGCAGGAGTAAATCATGGCTAAGTTGGATTTTTCTTTTGACGCATCGAAAGTCGATACGACCGATGAGTTCGCGCCGATCCCGAAAGGCAAATACGCCGTCGAGATCATCGAGAGCGTGGTCAAGGAAACCCAGAAGGGCGGACAGATGCTGCGCCTCACAGCGCGCGTCATCGAGGGCGAATTCGAGAACCGCCGCATCTGGACGAACATCAATTTCCGGAACCCGAACCCGGTGGCCGAGACGATCGGCATCAAGACGATGGCGCAGCTCTCCAATGCGTGCGGCATCACGGGCGGCTTCGACGACACCGAGGAGCTGCACTTCAAGCCCATCATGGCGGAAGTGACTGTCGAGGTCGATAAGAACGGCCAATACAGCGACCGCAATTCGATCCGCTCCTTCTCCCCCTACGGAGACACGCCGAAGGCCGCCGCACCGAAAGCGGCGAACGCCAACACCGGCAGCAAGCGTCCGTGGGAAAAGTAAGGGCCTGATCGATGAAAATGCCAGAGCTTAAATCAAAGACCGCAATCGCGATCGAACAGCACTACAGCAAACAGCAGAAGCCTGTGGATCACCCCACGCTGCGGTGCTCCAAGATCGGCGAGGAGTGCGAGCGGTCGCTCTGGTATGATCTCCGCTGGTCGACGCCGCTCGTGCGACATGAAGGTCGTGTCGAGCGGCTGTTCCAGACTGGACACCGCGAAGAACAACGCATGATCGCCGACCTGCGCGCGATCGGCATGGTCGTCTACGACAAAGACCCGAACACCGGGATGCAGTTCAGCGTCCGCTTTTGCGATGGCCTGTTCAACGGCTCGTGCGACGGCGTGGGCGACAAGGTGCCGGGCTACGAGAAGAAGCATCACCTTCTCGAATTTAAGACGCACAACGACAAATCATTCCAGAGCTGGAAGCGTGAAGGCGTCGAGAAGTCGAAGCCCACGCACTTCGCCCAGATGCAGATCTACATGCACGGGCTCAAGCTCGAACGCGCGCTCTACGTCGCGCACAACAAGAACACCGACGAAGTCGAAGTCGAGCGGATCAAGTATCAGCCGGAGGTCGCCAAGGCGATCGTCGCCAAGGCCGAACGCATCATCGCGTCTCCGGAGCCGCCGCCGAAGCAGGAGAGCTTCGCGTGCCGCTGGTGCCGTCACGAGAAGATCTGCCGCTACGACGACTGGCCGCGCGCCAACTGCCGCACCTGCATCGAGTTCGACTTCCGCGAGGGCAAGCCGTTCTGCAACCTCCACTCGGAGACGCTGACGATGATCGAGCAGCGCGCCGGCTGTGCGCAGCATTTGTTCATTCCGCCGCTGGTGCCGGGCGAGCAAGTCGACGCCGACGAGAAGGCGCGCACGATCACCTACACACTGCGCGTCACCACGGGCGACGAGGTCTCATACGTCGACGGCAAGGACGAGAAGCCGGAAGTGCCGGAGCTCGCAGAGTGACCGCCTACTACAACGAAATTGAACCTACGGCTGCTCATGTCCTCGAATGTCTCATCAGCGATGGCGTCATTGCCCCAGGGATTGTCGATCGGCGATCAATCGCCGAAGTCGAGCCCGGCGACCTCGCCGGCTTCACGCAGGCGCACTTCTTTGCCGGCGGCGGGCTTTGGTCAGTTGCAGCTCGATCTGCTGGGTGGGCTGACGAACGAGAGCTTTGGACCGGCTCCTGCCCATGCCAACCAATCTCGGTCGCCGGGAATAAAAAAGGTGCTGATGATCCCCGGCATCTATGGCCCGACTTTCATCGACTCATCCGCGCTTGCCGTCCAGCCGTCGTCGTGGGTGAGCAAGTTTCAGGAAAAAATGGCTATCATTGGTTCGACGGAGTCGCCTCTGATCTGGAAGGTGATGGCTACTCCGCAGAAGCGATCGATATTCCGGCTTGCGCCGTCAACAGCCCGCATGTTCGTAGCCGCCTCTACTGGCGCGCGGTGGTCGACGCCGACGGTGCAGGATGCCGAGAACACAGCCGGCCCCTCTCAATTCAATCGCAACACGCTGCCCCTGAATGTGCAGGCGGTGATCCACGACGTGTGGCCGACGCCGGTGGTGTCGGATGTGACGGGCGGACGGAAACACCGGAGCGGGAAGCGCAGCAACGAGCTGCTCCTGAATGGTCTCGCCCATGGGACGAAACAGAGTGGATCGAAGGAGCAGACGGGAAGTTCCGGCGCATTAAGCCCGGCCTTCGTCTTCTGGTTGATGGGCTTCCCGGCAGGGTGGGTCTCATCCGCATTGGCGGCAATGCAATCGTTGCCCCGCTCGCGGCGGCTGTCCTCCAAGCGGTGATGGAGAGTATTGATGTTTGAAGAACGCTATTATCAGACCGAAGCGGTCGACGCTGTTTTTGATTATTGGGCGCAGGGTGGCGGCAACCCGCTGGTCGATCTCGCGACCGGCACCGGCAAGTCTTATGTGATCGCCTCGATCATCAAGCGGCTGCTGAAAGAATATCCAGGGCTGCGAATCCTTTCGCTCGTTCACGTCAAGGAGCTGGTGCGGGGCAACTCCGATGAGTTCCGGCGCCTGTGTCCGGAGATCCCGATCGGCATCAACTCCGCCGGGCTCAATCGTCGTGACACGCAGCAGCAGGTTCTGTTCGCCGGCATCCAGAGCGTCGGCTCGAACGCGAAGCGTCTCGGCGCCCGCGATCTGATCATCGTCGACGAGGCCCATCTCATCCCCACGTCCGGCAACGGGCGCTATCGGAAGCTGATGGAGGATCTGCGCGAGCTGACCCCATCGATGCGCGTGCTCGGCCTCACCGCCACGCCATTCCGTCTCGACAGCGGGCGCCTCGACGTAGGCGACGACGCCCTGTTCGACAGGACCGTCTACACCTACGACATCGGCAAGGGCATCGAGGACGGCTTCCTGTCCCCGCTCATCTCCAAGGCCACATCGCAGCGGCTCGACGTGTCCGGCGTCGGCAAGCGTGGCGGCGAGTTCATCGCCGGCGCCCTTGAAGATGCGGTGAACGTCGAGGCGGTCACGAACGCCGCCTGCGACGAGATCGTCACCAAGGGCGAAGACCGCCGCGCGTGGCTGGTGTTCTGCTGCGGCGTCAATCACGCGGAGGCCGTGCGCGACTCCCTGCGCGAGCGCGGCGTGGTCGCCGAGATGGTCACGGGCCAGACGCCGAACGACCGACGCGACGCCATCATCCGCGCCTATGCCGACGGCGAGATCAAGGCGCTGGTCAACGTGAATGTGCTGACGACCGGCTTCAACGTCCCGCACGTTGACATGCTGGCGATGCTCCGCCCAACCATGTCGACGAGCCTCTATGTCCAGATGGTTGGCCGCGGCACGCGCAACGCCAAGGACAAGGACAACTGCCTCATCCTCGACTTCGCCGAGAACGTGCGCCGCCACGGGCCGGTGAACGACGTCAACGCGAGCACGGGTCGCAAGGGCGGGAAGGGCGACGGCGCGATCCCCGCCAAGGAATGTCCGAACTGCGCAACGCTGGTCGCCACGCGCGTCTATGAGTGTCCGGACTGCGGCCACCTGTGGGAGAAACCGGAAGGCCCCAAACACAACGCCCAATCGGATCAGGATGTGGAGATCGTCGCGCGGCAGAAGCGCAGCGAGAAGTGGCACCGCGTCTCGTCGATCAGCGCGCGCGTCCACCGCAAGGACGGAAGTCCGGACATGGTCTGCGCGACCTACTACTGCGGCTTCAATCCCTACAACCAATACATCCTCCCGCAGCATCCAGGCTATGCCGGAGACAAGTCGCGCGCGTGGCTGCAGGCCGCGCTGGGGACGAGGACGGTCGCGCTGTCCGAGATCATCCAGCTCATGAACAGCAATAAGAGCCTCGCCGAGATCCGGGTGGATCAAAACGGAAGGTTCATGGAGATCATCGCGTGGCGCGTCACCCGCCCCGATGGGACGGTCATCGAGATCGACAAGAACCTGCGCATCAAAATCGCCCCGCGCGCGGAGGCAGCAGAATGAAGCGCCCAGCCGTCAGACAGTGGAAAGACCCATCCAAGCTGACACGGCAAGAGGCGCAAATTTGGGAAATGAGTCAGCGCGGGATGACGACGGCGGAGATCGCTGAAGCCATGGAACCCGCACTAAAGATCTCAACGATCCGGATAATACTTCGCCGGATCAAAGAGAGGTTAGGTATCAACCAAAAGGAGAGTGCAGATGTTTACTGAGACGAAATACGGAATTGACGGCAAGGAACTTGAAGACATCAACGGCGCCATCGCGGACAACGCGGTCGACTCCGCGCGCAAGGCTATGGGCGCCGATCACCTTCCGAAGACTGCAGACGATAAGCGCAAGCGCGACATGATCGCGAAGGTGCTCAACAGCCTGCAGAAGTATGACGCGGCACTTCCGGAGGGGACACTCGTCGCCCCCGTTCAGGTGCGCAAGTCCGCCGTCTTCGATCAGCTTGAGGCGAAGCTCGCAGACGCCCTCAATCTTGTCGACGACGAGATCACGCACGCTGTCACGGCGCCGGCCATTATTCGGAAGACTAAGTGACGGCCCTTCTCAAGTTCGCCGAGGCTTTCATTGTTTGCCTCGTCATCGGCGTCACCCTGATTTCTGGGGTGGCGCTTTTGATCCACTCTTTATTTGCTCATTAGGAGTCTGCGATGAGCGTTATATTTTCCGACGACGTCCCAATCATGCCGACCGCCATGAAGAACATCATGCGCGATGTCTGCGTCAAGCATCGAGTCTATCCACAGTGGCTCGTCTCCGGATCTCGCGAGGTTCGCGTCATCCACGCGCGCCGCGAATACGTCTATCGCTGCCGCAATGAAGTGCGCAACGCGTCTCTCACCCGCATCGGTAAGAGCATCAACAAGGATCACACGACCGTGCTCTACGCGCTGCGCGTTGTGTCTGACAATCCGAAAAAGATGGAGCCGTTCACTTACTCTCTCAAAACGTCCGAGCGTTACACGCACAAGCTGACGCCCGAGGAGACGATCATTTTCAGACTTCTCGAACGCGGCCTCTCTCATGAGGAGATGGTGGCGGAGACCGGCATCAGCTCGCGTCGCGTCAGCGATCACAAGTTCTCGATCAAGCGCAAGACGCTGCGAGCTGAAGCGAAGGGCCTCACCCTATGCGTGGTCTGATCTGGCTTGCTGGCGGCATTGCCGCCGGCGCCATCATGACCGTGGTCTACAGCCCGGCGCCGATCGTAACCGGCTGCGGTGTGGAGCGCGTGATGACGAAGGTGGCGACAGCATACGTCCTCAAGCCGCCACCACCGATCGAGCATGTGACAATCGTGAAGGAGGCTTGTGTTTCAAATTCTGCTGAAAATGAAACTAAACCGGAATCAACTAACGCGGATGAGACACAAAAGCCGCGCCATCGCAGGTGGCGGCACATGCGCAGACATAGGAGACATTGGTGATGACTGACTTCTTTAACACCTATCCCGACCTCGCGAATGTCGAAGACTGGCTAAACGCCAAGGGCTACACGGGTGAAGCCGGTGCATGTCATCAGGCGATGAGTTTAATCCGTAGCCAAGAGAAGCGTATCGCTGACTTGCGTAAAGAAGCTGACATGATGCACAGCGAATACAAGACAGCCCGCGCCCGCATCGCGGAACTTAAAGCGGCGCTGAAGCCGTTTGCTGACAAGGCGGATAAAGCCGAAGGCCCGTTTGAGCCGCCGTATCCTGTGGACTATTCGTTATGGAGAGCCGCCCGCGCCGCTTATCTGGGAGAGAAG